TTATGACTGAGGCGCTGGGTCAATTGACAGAGCAGCAGTCTACCTTCCCTTCACCGGCTGACATTAGGAAGAAGCTAAACCAGCTTTCTAGCAGCAAGACCGAAGGGGGAGAGGGGAAAACCAACGTAACATCCCAAAACGAAACTCTAGCCACTCGGCTCCTAGAGCATATCCATGAGGTTGAATATCAAGGTAAGGCCGTGAAGCGGCCCGAAGGAATCCCCTCTTGGGTCAGCGAGTTAGTTGAAAGGGTGAATAATTCACTCCCCGATGACTGCCCGATGAATGTCCGTCTGGCAAGGGTTGGATTAGCAGTAGCGCAGGGGGAACGATGAACGAAGCCGTCAAGAAATTTCTTGAAGAAGGGGGCCAGATAACTCAAATTCCGTTTGGCGTACCACGCGACATGCAAGTTTGCATGAACTGCAAAGGGTTATTTGAGACTAAGGAATTGACAAAGGGGATAACAAGACGATGCCAGAAGTGTCACCAAAGGCATACGAGCTACAAGGAGCGCCGGTAGACATGTTTTATCGGGCTATCGTGTGCCAAGAAAAACTGCGAGAGCGGTATATCTCTGAGGTTCTAGCTTCGGTCATAGCGCCGTTCAGCGAAGAAACCAAACGGCAGATCTATGAATGGCAGAGGGAGGGAATGACGACTCGGTGGATGGCAGACCAGCTAGGTGTCACGCGACACAAAGTGATGCTGCTAACCAAACGGACTTCTTGGCCCTCTCCCTCTAACCTTTCCTAGTGTTCCACGTGGAACTATTCATCAACTAGGTTTATATCGTGTTCAGCGATGAATTCTTCATCAGCTTTCGGTGGTTCCATGGTTTGTTTGATTAACTGCGCTTGGAAAGTTATTAACTGCTCAAGCTCTTGCTGACGCATGATAGCCTCCAAGAGTTGTTCACGATGTGCTGCAATTCTGCGGACGCGCTGCTTCGCATCATCAGTCAATTCTTCTTCTGTGTATTCAACGCCATCAATTGTGATCATTCGATTCTCCTAGTTTTTAATCAACACGCATTCCACGAAGACAGCAACTTCATTGTCACCGCTGCTGGACTTCGCTTGGAATTCAAAGTCAGTCTTCTCCGCTATTCTGAACGGCACCTGACGGTCGTAGCTTACCTGACTGGTGGCAAATGTCGCCTCCGCAACGTGAAGAACCCTCCCAGTGTCATTGGCTAGCCTGTTTCTGACCGTTAAGTACTTGTTTGGGTTAGCTGTCGCGCTATTAAAGTCGATGCGGAAGATATAGAGGGAGTGACCAGCGGGAACCGTGTAGATGCAAGCCTGCGTGGTTCCCAGGTTGGTGCCGATGAAAGCGTAGGTGGTGCCGCCATTGCTGATAGAAATGTCACCTGCGTTCTGTCCGCCAAGGATGATAGCCGAGTTGATTCTGAGAAAACTGGCAGAGGTTGTGACTGCTACCGTCCCAGTCAGTGTCACTGTCTCGCTGATTTCGTTGTAGCTAGAATCAAGACCGCTCACCAGAACGTCCATAGTGTCGCTGGCGCTGGTTGAAACCAGACTCATAGCAACAGCAGAGGATGGGAAAACATACGTTGCACCGTCGTTCCAGAGCGTCTCAAACGACGTTCCTACAAGGGTGTTGAAGCCGAATATGTTAACGGCTCGTTGATCCCACATCTTGCCTTGTGCAACGTCGAACAGAAGGTGGGGGGTGGGTCTTTGCTGATGATATTGGTACATAGTTCCCTCAAATTGTGTAAGCCAGCCAGACGGCTAGCACGATTCCAACGATCATGGCTAGGATGTAGCCCACCAGACCACCAGTGCAATAGCGATAGGCAGCAATCCAAGCGCGATGGCTAGAACAATCAGAACCTCGATCATTTGCTTCCTGCGCTTCTTGGCAGCTAATTCTTGCCGCCTTATTTCTTCCTGCCGAGCCTTTCGAGACTCTGCCATCTTCTTCTGCATGTCATTCCACAGATCCAACCGATTTGTAGCTAGGAACACGTTGTAGATGTTTTCTTTAGACTGGCGAACCATCTCCTCAGCCATAACCGCTTTTGCAGCGTCGGCCTCATTCATTCTTGTGGTTTGGTTCTTGGCTCTTTGCAGGTCGAATTCAGCAGCGCCCATCCGACCGATGAACACTCCCAGGGACTCAATGTTATTAGCCGCTCCCGCAGCCATTTCCAAGGCTTTGCAGGCAGCCGTCACCGCTGCAACAGCCTCTAGAATCATTGGATATGGTTCACGAAGATAGTGCAGAGGCCCGTAACCGCAGAAGCAACAACCAGCCAAGCCAGCTTTTCCCATCGGAGAGCGTGGGCATCAGTGGCTTTGCGTAGTTCTCGCAGTTCCACTAAAGCCTCACCCCACCTCTGGGCGCACTCTTGCTCATGCTTGGCGATCTTTTCTAGGGCTTGTTCTGCTCTATCGCTCACCACGGCACACCGTCAGCAGTTGTAGGGTTCTTCTGTTCGTTGATGTTAGCAGTCAAAGCGGATTCAATAGCCTCAACGTCTAACTCACCCTGACACCAGCCAATCACGTCGGCTTCCGTTAGGTCATCATAAGCAATGTAATCAGCGGCAGAAGGGTCTGGGGTAAACCCACAAGTCCCATAGGATGTAGCACTGTAAGTCACAGCGTCATCTCCAGTACCCACAGTTTCAGTTTCAGTAACTAGCCAGTGGGCAACAATTACCCCTTGGTCTGAGTCAGTGTTTCGTTCAAGTGTTGAAATAGTCCATGTAGCCATTAGTTATTCTCCAGTTGTGCAACTCTGTTGCGTAGTGATTGTATTTCTTTAACAAGCATTGGGACTAGCTTACTGTAGTCCACGCCCATCATTTCGTCTGAGTCAGCGTCTCCAGATACAGCCTCTGGTGCAACGCTTTGTAGCTCCTGAGCAACCATGCCGTACTTCTGGTGTGAACCGTCAGCCTTCCAGTCAAATGATCTGACTTGGATAGCGTCGATGTCATCAGAAGCAGAAGGTGCGTCTACGATGTTTTCTTTGAGGCGTTGGTCTGATGAGGTGTTAAATGCTGTTGCAAGGGCGTTTGTTGAAATTGAACCAACAAAACCATTTGGATTTCTAAAGTTTAAATGTATTGATGCACTAGTTGAATTACTTTGTGTAACCATTGCCTCATCAGTAGTTGTTACTGGAACATTAATAAGCCCACCAAAACTTGAAGTAGTCCCCACCAAAAGATTGCCAGAGCTATCAAACCTAGCGGCTTCACTTCCAGCAGTGCTAAAACGAATACTATTAGTAGTATCAAACGCTATAGAAGTATCTGTGTCACCAGAAGAACCAACATAGCTTGCATAAGCAACGCCTGACAGGTAGAGGTCTTGCCAGCGAACACTTGATGTCCCTAAATCTACTGAATTATCTGCATTAGAACCTGCAACCATTGGGGTTACAGTGTTAGTCCCAAATTTAATTCCTGCATGGCTAGCTACAGAGCCGCTTACATAAAGATTGTCGCCATCTTGAACACCAATACTACCGACTG